TCGTACCACTTGTTGTAGACATCGTCGCTGGTGTTGGTGCCGGTCTTGGCCTTGACATAACCGTTTGCCAGCGGCGTTGCCTGCAAGGTCAGGGTGTCGGTCTTGACCTCCTTGCTGTCCTCGTTGGTATCACCTTCGATGGACGGACGGCTTGCCACACAGTTGTACATAACGTGGCGGATATGCCGCTGGTCGCCATCGAACTCGAACAGGAACGCGAAATGCTCCAGTTCTGCATTGGCGTTTTCCGCCAGAACGCCGTTGCCATCCAGTTCCTCGTGCATGATATCCGTGAGGAAGGACTCCGGAATCAGGGCGATTTCCAGATCACCCTCATAGCCGGAGTTGTTATTCACGACATAGTAGGCGATATTGTCCGCATAGAACGGCTCAATATCACCATTGGCATCCAGGGACAGACTGACCGCACCAGGGATGCGTACCGGGGTATCGTAGGTAACGCCGCCGTCCTCGTCAAAGGTTGCCTTGGCGTAATGGCAGTTTTTCAGGCCGTACTTGACCTTGTTGCTTTTCTTACCCATTGCTTTCTCCTCTCGTGAAAAAAGCCCTGCGGCTGACTCAGACGGTCAGCTCATACAGGACTTCATACATCTTTTCCGTCTCGATCCAAGCCTCGCTCTTTTCATAGAAAAGCTCGTGGGCGGTCAGGACTTCTTCGATTGCTGCCTCCGTATCCGGATCTTTGTAATCGGTGTACACCTCAATGTCCAGCCGATTGAAGTGGTGGTACACGATGCCGTCCGCACTAAAATTTGCGGCTTTCGGATACAGAAAACAGATGAATGGCGGATCAGGGCTTTCCCCTTCTGCAAAATGGTCATACGCATAGGGCAGCCCCATTTCTTCCACCATCGCTTTGACTTCTGCGTGGGTCATGGCATCCTCCTACTTCAGTGCTTTCTCGATGAGGCTTTGGAGCAGCTCGACCCCCTCCTGCTCGGCAGGAGCAATGTGCGGTCTTGCCGCCACACGCCCACCGCCGCGCTTGGCGTGGCCCTTTTCCAAAAGATGCGTCAGCTGGTATCGGTCTTTGGAATGGACGACCATCTGAAGGCTCTGACTGGATTTCTCCTGCTTGGTCGCCACCCAGCTCGACTTATACCGACCGGTCCGGGATGGCGCGCCGGCCTCGATTTCCTCCTTGACCGTCTTTGCCGATTTCCGAACCGCTCGTTTGACCTCGGAGGATGCCAGCTTCGCATGGGGTGTAACCTCCTTGGATGTATTCGTGAGAGGAAGTCCTCTCATAATGCTTACTGAAATTCGGGAAAAGGTACCCTATTTTCAAAAACTTTTCTTGAGCCTTTTAATTGCGGCAGCCATAATTTTGCTGACCACGGGTCTTACAATCCCCAATTCTTCTGCGATTTCATACTGGTTCAGCCCTTTATAGAAGTAGAGCTGGATGATTTCCTGCTGACGATCCGTGAGCTTACCCATAGCGGCATACAGCTTGCGCAGTTCCTCTTCTGCCAACATTTCGGCATTTTCTTCATCCATGAAGTCCACCATAACGGCATCCGACCAGTCAGAGCCATCGCAATCCAAACTGGCGGCCTCATTGATGTTTGCGATCCAAGCCTGTGGGATAGACGAGGAGGGAGCAAATCGCCTTCCAAAGCATAGCACGGATGACCGGTATGAAATCAAAAGTAAGGGGCTTGTGCGCCTGATCTATCAAAGCTGTGGCTGGGACAGGACAAGGTCATACAGGCTGCCGGGAGTCGAATATCCACAGCACCGTCTGGTGAATTATGATTTGAGCCGGGCCATTCCAATCTTTGAAGGAAGAATCGACAAGAAAACGCAGGAGGCGCAGAGAGGAGAGAAAGCTCTCAAAGCGTAATGGCGCAGAGAAGAAAAAGTTAGGCTCCGCAATCGCAGAGAAAACTGAAAAAAAGCAGCAGCCCACCAGGTTGCTTTCCAACGAGCTGAGAGATCAGCCGGAAGGAAAGGTGACCCGGTGGGCTGTTTTTTGTGTTTTCTGGGAAGATTGCCTCGTGTCTGAAAGGGTGTTTATGCCTGACTGCACCTATTTCTTCGTGCCTGAATTGACGGAGCCGGGGAGAGGGGCAGAAGTCTGCCTCGTGTCTAAACGGATGTTTATTCCTGATGGCACCCCTGTCCCCACGGCAAAATACTACATATTGACACGAAGAAATAGATGTACACTAAATATGGTGGCTTGCTCTGCGACCAGCGTTGAATCCTGTTTATGCCTGAAAGTACCGAGGGAGTTTCCGAGGGCCAAACCACCGCAATGAGTGGAGAAAGCCACTAAATATCGATGATTTTATACATTTCAAGCTGCTAAAAATTGGAAGAAATTCCAGAGTGGAATCTGGTATAAATACGCCTCTTACAGTGGCGTTAAGCTGGAAAGTCGGCAGACTGCCCTGTATGAGGCTGCAATACTGCATCTAGTAGTGCAAAATGCCGGGAACCCGGGCGTGAAAGAGGGCAAAACGAGTGTGAATTGAAGCTTTTATGCCCCGAAAAAGCGCTTTTATGGATGCGACGGTAGCTCGTGGGTTTATGTCTGATTGCACCGTGAGGGGATGTACCGAGATTGCGGTGACTTTCACATAGCGGTTTCGGGGTGCCCGGTGAGATTGCGATGATACTATAATAGAAGAGACGTGAGGATATTATGCGCTGCGAGGAACGATTCTACGAAATATACGGCAAGGAACCTACGGGCATCAGCTTTGTGAAATGTGTCGTCAATAACAACTCTATGCGCGTTTGGCGGTATCGGCGCAGAACTGACCGCTGCCAGCAGTCGAACGCACCTTGCAGAAAGGGGTGCGAACGACTGAACGGGCACTGCGCGGGCCGCTGATCTGCCGCGCAGAGGTGCCGGACACCTAAGTGGGATTTTACCACATCCCCCGGCGGGCAAACCTGTTCGCGCCTGCCGGGTACATGTGCGGGTGCTGGCGCAGATTTCACAGCATCGGTCAGTTCGATTCTGACGGCCCGCTGCTCCTTTTTCTCTCCATACTTTTTCATAGCTGACAGCCGGGAAAGACCGGCATTATATGAACTGCCAAACGCCGCATGAAGCCAAGGCAGGAAGAAAAACCAAACAGGAGGATTGCAAGATGGACACCACCACCAAAACCCCGAAAGCCTGCATCGGCGATATGTTCCCCAGTGTGTTTCCCGGAATGCCGATGTTCGCCTATGTTCCCAACCCATACGACTGCGGACGGCCCGCCAAGGTCTACCCCGGTGACAATACCTACTATTGCGTGAAAGGTGCGCCGCTCTGCGCAGTGGATGCAGAGGATGCCGCACTACTGGCAATTCGTCGCACGGTATGCCGCACCATGAATCAGTGTTACGGCGCGGCCACGCCCGCGCAGGTCGCTGCTGTTGAAGCCGGCATCAAGTACGGATGGAGTGACCGCCGCGCGAATCCTGCGCTGTATGACGCTGACGGCGCGTTTTGCGGGTAACATCCACCCACGGAGGTATTACGAATGGGCAGACCGCCGAAGCGGAATCTGAACTATTCGACGTGGGATGTGAACGTTCTCGAAAACGACACCTCTATTGACAACTTGATTGATGCACAAGGCCCGGCGGGCTTTTATGTCTACTTTGCCCTGTGCCAAAAAGCCTACGCCACCGATGGTTATTTCTACCGCTGGGGATATGACAACGCCGCATCGACAGCGCGCAAGCTGGGCGGCGGGTTGAAGTCAACCCAAGTTCGGGCAATCGTTGATCTGTGCGTGTCTTTAGGACTTTTCGACAAAGCCTTATTTACAACGGACGGAATATTAACTTCTCGGGCGATACAAAGCCGCTATCTGGACGGCATCGCACGGCGTACAGGCGAAATACCGATTATTGTTGAATACTGGCTTTTAGAGGTTACACCCCGCGCCGGTTTAGTTTTCGTACACAAAAACGGAGAAACCGCATACAAAAACCCAGATAACGAACAACAGAAACCGAGTTTCTGCACAGAAGATTATATTAGACAAGCCTTGTAGTTCTCGGTGTACCGCACGGCGTTTGCACTTTGGACAGCCTGCGAAAGAATTTCAATGCGGCTGTATCCAGAAATCTGAATGTGAAGGGACGAATAGCCGTTCTTGAAGTGCAGCACCATCCAACTGCCACAGCCAGCCGTGCAGCCACAGCCGTCCGAAATTGAGTATTCCAGTTTTTCAAATTCCGGCAAACTGATACGCAGCATTTCCGAAATACTACGCATGAAGTTTGTAGTCGGTGGGCATCCGTGGCACATAGCGTAGACAGCTTCAACAGCTGACGGCGGCATGATCTTTGCGGCGTGGTCTGCCTGTTCGGCTATGCTGGTGAACAAATCGGCAAGGGCCTGCGCCTTGGCGGTAAGCTGTTCTAATTTTTCGTTGGCTTCGTCAGTGTTCAGCGTGACGGCAATTTCGACTTCTTTATTCATTCTGTCCCTTTCTTTGTATCCGCCGGGGAACGGCCACGGCGCTTGATGTTCTGATCGACTGTCTGCTGTGCCTTGACGGCGCTGTAGACTTTACGCCCGCCGGGGAACCGTTCGTCGGTATATCCGCGCGGCAGTTCTCGGTAGATGGTCGCCAGCGAAACGCCAACGACGGATGCAATGTCAGACGGCGCAATGCCGCGCGCATATAGCTTTTCGATAAGTAGGCGGTCATCGTGGGTGAGATACCTATATTCGCGCACTACTGCACCTCGCTTTCGGTAAAAAAATAATGCGAAAAAGGCTTGAAACCTCTTTCGCATTTAATACTAATATTTTCATATATTTATAAAATTCGTACATTTCTATTGACATTCTCGGTGCAGTCAGTTATAATAATCAAGCTGATTCGAGACAGCCCGGTTGACCGGGTGTAGCGCAGTTTGGTAGCGCGCTTGAATGGGGTTCAAGAGGCCGTGAGTTCGACTCTCGCCACTCGGACCAAAGATGGCTGTCAAGGTCAGCAAGAGCGTCAAATCCGGAAGGATTTGGCGCTTTTTGTTTTTTACGGCTTCAATCGCGGCAGCGCTTTCTCCAAGCCGTTGGCGATGGAGCGCTTGCGGCGTATGTCCAGATGGCCGTAGATGTTCGCGGTCATCTTGATGTCCGAGTGACCGAGCCACTCCTGCACGTCCTTCAGGCCGTAGCCCTCCGACAGTAGCATGCTGGCGCAGGTGTGACGCAGGTCGTGAAACCGGATGTGGGGCAGGTCGTACTTCTTCAGCAGCTTGTGGAAGGTGTGACTCACATAGTCGGGGGAGTAGGGGTGCCCGTCCTCCCAGGTGAACACGTAGTCGTTGTCTATGTAGTCCTTGCCGAAGTGGTTGCGGTAGTACTGCTCCTGCTGTAATAGGATCTTGAACAGCCGCACCGCATCA